TGTGATTGTAAAACATTAATAACTCCGAATTTTTCTAAACAAGTTTTCTGAGTCTTTATTCTTATTTCTTTACACTTTTGAGCACTAGTATTCCCATATCTACTTTTCATGGTTTTTCTAATTTTTTCCTTTACTTCCTTTTTTCTACTTGGGTTATTGTCTCCAAATAAAATAGGCAAAGTATTAGTATATAGGCTCTTATTATATGTTAAACTATTTTCTAATAAATTTCTTCTTAAAAAATATTGTTCCCACGAGTAAGGATTATCACAAACCATCAAGATTTGTTTTTTAAAAATTTCTTTACCATTTTCTTGTATATCTAATTTTAATTCTTTACAACTTCCAAAGTATTTATGATCTTTTGCTTCTTGGACTGTTTTAGCTTTTCTGCTTGAACCAATATACCATTTCCCAGTCGTCAAATTAGTTGTCAGATACACATAACCTGAAATATTATCTTTTTTCAGAATTTTAAATAACATAAAATCTTTATGTCGTAGACAAAGTTTATCTAGCTCTTCTTTTAAATTAATTTTTATTCCTCAATAAAAATTACCTGAATTTTAAATTATGGAAGGTGGTCAGGTTAACCACCTTTCGGTTACGTTTCCCTATCCATAACTACTAATAAGTCTTTTTAGATAACCCCAGCGGAAGTAGGTAATTCTATAGCAAAGACTAACTCTATCCATTCTGCGGAGATGGAAGGTTGTAGACCAATATTACAAAGTAATATACCTTGAGCAACTATAACCGGAGTATTATTAGTAGAATCACAGACTACAGAGTAATTATACAAACCACCTTGGGCAGCAACAGTAGCTAGAAAAGAATTTTCTGCAGATGCTAATGCAGTTTGTGTAGCTGTATCATTATCTTCAAACTGATATGCATTAGCTATACTCTTACAAGTTAATTCAATATAGTTTACACTTCTTCTAACATTTTCATATACAGTTATAATTGGAGTGCTTGATAAAGTTCTGTTACCATTAATCATAATACCATAACCAGGTTGTCTAATTATTGGGTTAACTTGGTGGTTATACATTAAAGCTTGATCACCGTCTGTATAATTTATTGCAGTATAACTTCCACCAATTTGAGAAGTATCCCCATTAGCAGGAGGTAATGATATGACTTGATTTAAGATACCTCTGTTAGGACCTGCAACAGCTTTCCAAACGTAACTCACTGTATCATTATATACCATTTGATTAGCTATTAATCCAGAGAAATATACTAATACCTGTTGACCTTCTGCTGTAGAGTATCTAACGTATTGAAAGGGAGCATATAACCCGCAATTATCAGCATTAATATTCAAACTATCTCTATAATTAACTACAGATTGTGCAGTATATTGATAATTTTCATCACCATCCAAAATTACAAAAGTTTGTTTTCTTACTAAAGCTTGATTTTGTAAGAATTTTTGAACTCCAATATCTACCCAACCAGCATTTAGGATTAAGCTATAAGGATATTGTTTTGTATCTGACATTTTAGTGTAAGCATTAATTACATCAGAATCAGAAGGTATCCCCACAGGATCATTAGCTCCTAAAACTAAGTTATTTTGCTGAGATAAAGAAGAGCTATTACTATACAAAGTAGGAGTAGCCAGATCACTAGTTACAGAAATACTTACTAAAGCTAAAGAAGCAAATAAATTATTACTTATAAATCCATTATCAGCTACATTAGTTCCTTCATAATTAGTTTGTAAAACTTCAAAAGTATTTGTTGTTACATCAAACTGGTATAAACTTGTAGTAGCGGAAGAGTAGTTAGCTTTATTACTTAGTAAATATACTGTATTATAATCTATGTTATATAAACTAGCACCTTGCATAGAAGTAGATATTGGACCTAAGGTATTAAAAGTTCCTGCAAACGCATTGTAAGAGTACATATGCAAATCTGGTGTTAAAGCAGTTCTTCCCCCAGCTAGAATGAATGCTTGGTCATAATTACTCCAAACTGCTTTAGAGTAGTTATAAGAAGACCCAACTGGAAGGGCTGCGGAAGCAGTACAAGCTAATGTGTCTACATTAATTATGTAAGAGGTTGTAGCAACTTTAGCACTTGCAGCCCAAGACGGAGTTTTACCTCCTACAAAGTACACTTGACTTCCATATAAATCTTGATTGTTGAAAACAGAAACTTCTTCAGTACATGCAAAACTAGCTACAGATCCTGTGCCAGTTAAACTTAAATAATTTATACTACTAGTTATAAGATCAATTTCTACAAGCATAGGAATAGCTGTCTGTACAGGTATCTCTCCATCTACAGCATATTGCCAAGTACCATACCAGTATACAGAATTATTAAAATAAAATAATGTTCCATCACTAAATACTGAAACAGCACTATCTGGAGGAGAAACTAAAACTGCGTTTAACACATTGTCTGTAAGTGCTACTGTGCTCCAAATATTTTGAGCATTATTGTAATTAATTAAAGCAGTACTATAGACTGTAACTGTATCTCCACCTACTGTTGAGTCGAATTGACCTCCAAATATATAAAAACCTAAATCTGAAGAACAAGAAGAATAATTATCTAAGTTTGTAGTTGGATTAGCTGTACCTGCCCCCACTCCAGTTAGTAGTGTAGGAGCACTATTTAGTGAAGAGTAAGTAGAAAGTTCATTAATTGGATTTAAGATTCCATCAGTAAAAGCTGGGTTTACTTTTATTGTTACATAAAGGGAATTACCATTTATAACTTGAGGTGCAAAAGTATTAACCCCAGCAGTATTTTTGTTATTAGCAAATGAAACAGTCCAAACTTCAAGAACGGAATTGCTGGAATTAATAACAGATAGAGAATAAGTAGGATAAGGAGTGTTACTCCCTGTATTCTCTACTATAGATATGCTAATTCCATTATAATAAGCTCCAGGACCAATGGAAGTTATTTGGAAAGCATCCCCAGAAGCCCAGGAATAAGAAGAAGGAGCACTTTGAACTGTAGGGTTTAACCAACCTGTACTATTATTGTACACATTCCAAGCATATTGATCCCCAGATAATATTACTCTAGTGGTGTAAAGTTGAGTACCTAAATTCAAATAATCTTCAGCACAAAATAAAGATGGAGAAACAGTTAACCCTAAGAATTCACCATAAAGGGCATTAAATTGGCTAGCACTAGTAACTAGTTGAGGATTTGTAGCACCTTGAAGAGTACGTACAGCAATTGAAGCTCCTGTGGTAGTTGCATAATTTAATACTATAGCTTCATCAGTCTCACTCGTGTAAACGCCTGGTGGTAATTGGGACGTATTAATTGTCATATTTTTTTCCTTTATTTATTCTATTTTCAGTATTTAACTTTACCAAACTATTTATCACTTTTACTTTGGGATTTAGATTTAGTATTACTATTTTGTACAACTTCTTCAGTAGATTTAACTTTAGCAGATGATTTATCGTGGACAGTAGTTATTTTAACTTTTTTATTTGAAGAGGAAACTACCATGATGTTACTTAACTCATGAACTCCAGGTTTAACAAATAATGTTGAACCTAAATTAGTTTTAACTCTTACATGTTGTCCACTGTGGTTTTCTATAATTGTTTTAATTTTAAATTCCTTCTTATTCTGTTATTGAAAATTTAACTATAACTTGACTAACAATTGGGCTTACAGCTGGTTTAGATACTAAGCTAGCATAAACTGTAGTTTTAAAATCTACATACCAAAGTTGACCTTGATCTGAAAATTCCTGTAAGTTTATTGCATTTGGTTTCATATCCTCTTCAACATGAGGAATCCAAGTACCTTCAAAAACTTCATCTGGAATATAAGGTATAGTATATTGGAACTTTTTATTCACTATGGGACCATTCATATAAATACCTTCAATATATCTTTTCATGATAGCATTATTGAATGAATAAAATCTTATAGTCCAATCCATCTCTACAGGTCTAAATAAAAATCCTAATTTATTAGTTTTTATTTTACCATCACTACTTTTTAAATTCTCTGAAGTACCTACATATTTACGTACGTTGCTTGAAGCACTGTATATCATTCTAGTTGAATTTTGTGCAGCTAAAGCTATTGGAAATTTTATTCTATTATCTCCTGAACTTTGTCTTGCTCTTAATAAGTCTGTGTCTTTATCTAAAGTTGCTGCTAAAATTACAGCTGTAGTCGAGGGTTCAAATAATCTAAAAACAGAACCTAGAGCATAAACAAAAGCTTTCTCTATTAAAGCTGTAGAACTATACGGAGTGTTACCCTCAATGGCATGTTCATAAATACCTGTTGGAGGTATTCCTTCTGTAAAAACTTGAAATAAATAAGGAGTTTCCTGTACTGTTTCTATTACATTATTTATCATTTTAAGAGTCCACAGAAACAGGAGGAGATTTATACCAAGGAACAAGTACAATGTACTTAGAAATTCCTACTGGCATGGAGTACACCATAGTTTTAGTAACCTCCCAAAATTTTACTTCTAGTGTAGATTCAAAATAAGAAAAAGCATAAGATAAGATATCTCCTGTCTTTATATTAAGGTCAGATCTAACTTTAGCTTTTAAAGGAATCTTTTCATTTTCCCTAATAGCTCCAGCTTGATAAAAATCTACAGCTGCCATATATTGTTTGAAATCAGGGATAAATCTTATCGTAGTTTTAGTTCTTTGTAAATTGTAAGAGATTTCACCAAATAAATCTCTAGTATTCTGATCTGTAAAAGAAGAGTAAAGTATTGCCTCAAAACCTTGTTGGTCTATAATAGCATCTCTCAAAAGATTTTTTGTTTTGGCAGCAGCATACAATACATCACTAGTAGCCCTTACTTGACTTACACCTGTATTAAGAGACACCTCTGCCATTTCTACTACTCTTCAATAAATATAACTAAATTTTCAAATTAAATAAGGCACTAGAAAGTGCCTTACAAGGTAACTATTTAATAAGTCTTTAAATCTTCAATTTCTTAATATAGTTCCTAATAGACTCACTAACATAAGTTAAGTCATCTTCACTTGGAGTTATTTCAGTAATATCTGTCATAATATCTTCAGCAGTTTGTTCACCAACTAAAGGTACTAGTACTTCTTCACGATCATAAGTAAGCTCAACAGAACCATCGTTAGAAACCATAAAGTCTTCCATTTCATCTGATTTAGCTTTAGAACCAGGTAATTCATCAGAAAGATCTACTGTACCCATTTCTACATCTGTTCCAGATCTGTAATCTGCATCGCCTTGGCTATCATCTTCCATTTTAATTCTTTTAGATTCTACTTTATAAACTTGTGGTAAACCTTTAAAGTATCTAGATTCTTTCAAATCATTAATAATTTTCTCTGCAATATCAATTGCAGCTTCTGTATCTTTATTACCTTTAGAATCTACTACGTTTATAACTGTGATTTCAACACCATCAGTTGATTCTGCATCAGGAAGCGTAACATAGATAGATTTCTCAGAAATTCCTGGATTTTGAACTAAAAAAGTATTAGTTTCATCAGCTAATTCACAATTAAGTTTTTCTAAAATATCCATATCTGTTATAGCATAAACTTCAGTTTCACTAATTTCTGGATTTTCAAAACTGTATTCAGAACGATTAACTTCATCATCCCCATCTAAATTCACTTCATTTTCAGAATCTTCTTCATCTTCTTGAAAAGTTTTAGAGTTTTTAAATTTCATATAAGTAGGCATTTTACCCATATCTTTCATAAGTTCTTCTTCATCGTGTACAATTTCATCTTCATCATCTAAAGACATGGCTACATTTTGTTCACGAGGCATCATACTTGATTCTTTCTTCATTTTATTTTTCAATTCAGTAATCTTTGAAAGAATCTCTTTCTTAGATTTCAAATCTTCTTTACTATTTCCAAGGGAATCATGAAATTCTTCTAAATCTTTAATTTGAGATTTTGTCATAGACTGCATTAAGTTTTTAAGTTTTTTAGAACTTTTAGATTCAGTTTCCATTTTTGAATTTTTAAAAGAGTTTTTAATACTATTTGTTAGTGCCATTGCTTCCTCCAAGGAAAAATCAGTAATATAATTTGTAATATTGTAACGTAATTCAGAAGCCAATTGTGACTCTGGTTTATTTTGTATTGATTCTAAACTCAAAGTAAATTTAGGTTGACCTAAAATGCTTATTGTATAAAAATCTCCATTATTTATGTAAGAAACTAGGTTTGAAGTTTCTTCACTAATAGTTGAGCCTAACTCCTCAGAATAATCTTTTAAATCGTTCTGAACTCCTGCATTTCCTCCAGTATCCTCAAATACATCCTGACCTACAGAAGATGAAAAATCTTGATAATAATTCATCTTTATTCCTTTTAAGAGTGTAACATAGGTATTGTACCAATTAAAGCTAAATCTGCTTCCAGAGTCTCATTTATTTTATCTAATCTAGATTTTATTTGATCTAGATTAGGTTTCATATCTAAAGAGTCCCAAGTTCCAGAATCTCTTATGGCTAATATTTTCTCATAATAAGGTTGGGCAATACATTTAGAAGCTATAGGTAAATGTCTAGGAGGCAAATTTTGCACATTCATAGAACCTATACCAAAAGATACTGAAAGCCACATGGCTCCACCCACTACAAAGTTAACAGTCTGAGTATCTGTATTTTCTTCATAATATACATCTCCAACGTTCATCGTTAATTATTTTAATTTACAATTCTTTCCATGCTTAGAATTAAAAACTCTTTCATCTACCAGCTTAGAGCAGTTAATACACTCTATTTTATTTATAGACTTATTTGGATTCAAACTACAGTTATTTTCATGCCAACGGGAATAATTACCTTTTGTGTAACTTTTTTGACAATATTCACAAAGATATTTTAATTCTCCTAATTCCCAACCTTCACTTAAGTACTGCTGTATTTCCTCTGGTTTAATTCTAGTTTGTAAAAGTTTTTCTTTATTATGAATATGTTTAGTATTCAGAGTTTTAGCTATCTTATTTCCTATCATTAATTTAGATTGTTCTGGTCTTTTTCTGCCAAAAGAAGGATTATTTTTTCCTAGTCTTCTTTTAGAAAAATTCTCTTTCTTCTCTAAACCCCAGTAATTCTCAAAATTAGGATTATTTTTTCCAGAATAGATCTCGGATCTTACTCTAGATAAATGAATCTTTAATTCAGAGTATTCTTCTTCATTTATAGGACAATATCGTTCCAAAGTAAATTTAGATTTATAATTTCTCAAACAATCAAAAGCACATAACATCTTATACTCATCTTTTTTACTAATACACATTTTAGTTAAAAGTCTATGAGCTATAAAGTGTTCTTTAGGTGTTAAAAATACTAAATTATCTTTTGTATTTTTACCTTTTAAAGAAACAGGTATAATGTGATGTTTTTCACAATAACCCAAAACTTCTTTAGCTTTTTCTTTAGAAAAAATATTTCTACTTCTAGCTTTTTCTATTAAAAGAAAGTAATCTTCTGTAAACTTATTTTTTAAAAAAATTTTATTCATAATAATTTCAAAATAATTTTTCTTCATTCTAATTCGTTATGTTAGAATAGTTAACTTAATAACTTCTTATAGTTTCCTATAAGGCGAGACTATATCTTCACTCTTATTGTAGTAAATAAGAGGCATTCCATTTCGACTTCACTTAAAGTCTACGTCTTTCGACTAGTCGTTGAACGTTCAACCTATTTCTAGGAGGCTTCGCTGCTGATTGCCCAATCTAATTAATTTTCAAACATTCAAGCTTATCTTTACAGATTACTTTGTAGTTTAATTAGCTCTAAGGGTATTCCAGCAATTAAAAATGTTTTACATAGACATTGAAATCTATGATATCATTAGCTAACTCTCTTTGCAACGGATCATATATTGGGGTTGAATAATTCATCCCTAACAAATATTCATCGAATCTTGTTTGACCTAGTTGGTTTCTAGTTCCTATTCCAAATACACCTACATAAAACCATTCATCTGAATTAGGATTAACCGATCCAGGAACAGTAGGATATAGAGATTCCATGGGTACAACAATTTCTCTTGAACCTGTAGTTATTTGATAATTTCTACTTATGTGTTTTGGTGCATAAGTCCAATATTTCAATAACCCCGTTTGAAAGTCACTAAGAGTTAACTTTAATTCCACAGGTAAAGTAGGAACACCTAATGGTGAGTATATTAGGTTTTCTATAATACTCTGTTGGTTTAATTTCACATTCAATCTCCTTTAAATGTTAAATTTCCCTTGCGGGTGATCTCTATATTATAAAATCACAATGGAGAAGATTTCATAAAATTTATTTTTTTAAGCTTTTTTATTGGCTTTTTTACCACTTGTATTTTGTTGCTCTTCTTCAGTGGCAATTATTGTATTATCTTCAACTGTTGCAACTTCTGTTGCTTGTGCAGTAACAACTTCGGGAGCAGTGATAGTTTGTTCAACAACAGAAGTATTTTCAACAGTAGGAGTGTTCTTGTGTTTACCAGGTTTTTTAAGAGTTTCAATGAACTTTTCAGACATCACTTTTACATCTTTTTCAAATACATGTTTAGCATTTAAAACTTGAGAGTAAAGTTGTGGAAATAAATAAAGTTTAGGGTTTAAATATTTCATTTTACTTTTCATCCTTATAGTTGTAAACTGGATTAACACCTTTAAAACTTGGCTCCATAGATGCTTTTTTACCATTATTAGAGATTTTTTGATCATGTGGCTTAGAAATACCATCTATTTTCTGATTAACTTCAGAACCCACTCCACCAATTTTATCTAAGTTGGTTAAAACTTCTACTTCACCTTCAGATCTGTAAGATCTAGCTATTCTATCCACAAGTTTGGCAGCTTCTTGCTTGATTGACCATCCTGGCTCCATAGATGTTTTTATGGAAGTAGGTCTCATTTTATTAATACTAGAAATTGGTTGGTTCACATCATCACCAACTCCACCTACTTTGAGTTTTTTAACTTGTTCAAAACCACCATCAGTAAAATTACCATTCACTTCTCCAATTTTTGGGTAAAAAGTGTAAGGAGATTTTAAAGGCTCTACCATTGGTTCTATTTTTTCTGCTTCAAATTTTTTACTGAAAGCTTTGGAGAATTTATTTTTTGACATTTATTTTTCCTTCTATCCTAACAAGAGTCTACGAACAGCTAAACCATTACTAGTTTCTGTTACTGTTATATTTTTTATGTTCTTTTCACTTAAATAATTTTTAGCTGCTTCAACAGATTCAAAAAGTTTCTTATCTAAAGACTGAAACTTTTCCAATAAAGAAACATCCTGAGTTATTAAAGTTTTTAAATTAATCATTTTAGAAAAATCCAGGGATAGAAGTTTCACCAGAAATATTAGCTTCTGTCATGTTTCTACTTCTAGCTTCTTCAGAGGTACTATTTTCTTTTTGTTCTCCCATAGATTCAGAACTCCAAGCATGAACTGATTCAAGTAGATAAGATTCAGTAGAAGTTTTAGATTTTTTGTTTTCTTTCTTAATAGCACCAGTTTTCATCCAATCAGCTCTTTCTGGAGCACAATCAACTGAATCCTCACCTACAAATCCGACAGTGTCATCCATTTGATCCATATCAAGATTTAAATCTTGACCTTCTTCTTCCTCTTCTCTAGAAATTTCATTTTCCATTAATTTAACCGCTATCTTACGATAAATAGCTGCTTCTTTCATAGCAACTGATAATGCATGCAATAGTTTTTTCTTCTCTATAATAGAATTTTTTCTACTTTCTTTCATATGGTTCATAACTTTTTCAGAGTATTCAAAGTTTTCTGACCCATCTGTGACATTATTTGTCATTTCCTTTTGTTCAGGTTGTTTTTCTTGTTGCAGAATCCAAGAATTAGCTTCTTTTTTCAAGAAAGTAACTATATTTTCAAGTCTGGCAATCTTCTTATCTTTCTCTTCCATAACTTCAGAATTCATTTCTGTATCTTCTTCATTACAATTTTGTTTCTTTAATTCAGCATTTTCTTTTTTGATAAGTTGATTTTCTCTCCAAAGATTATTCATCAACTTAGTTACTGACTCAGGAAGTGCTACTTTTTCTTCTTTTTTGATCACAATTTCTTCTCCATTAGATTTTTTTGCTATTACGGTATCACCTTCTTTGGAAGCAGAAACTGCATCAGAGGGTTTATCATAGTTTTGAACATCACCATTATCACCTGATACAACTTCCGCAGTATCTTCTTTTTTAGAAACATTTTGCTGTGCCACATCAAACTGATTTTTAGCTAAATTTAAAGGTTTAACTAAACTTTTTTCTAAATCAGATTTGTTATCTATAAGATCAGCTACCATTCTTGGGTTTTTCTTCTCATTAGAAATATCTACTGAGTTTTCTTTGAAAATTTCTTGTTTCTTTTCTTCCCAATGTTTATAGCATTTACCAAATTCATCTTTTGGTAAAGATGAATTTTGCATTAATGCATTCTCTATTTGTATAGCTGCCTTATATTTATCAAAGCTAGTAGATTCTTGAAGATTATCCATAATCTCCTCAACAAAAGCTTTAAATTCCTTTAAATTAGAAAAATTCATTTGATTCCTTCCTACACTTATTTCTTTATTAGAATAAGTCTGATTATTAGTGTTGTTTTCCATTTTTGAGTTTGACTCTTGTCTAACTGAGTTAAATTTTACATCAGGAGAGCTATTTTGATTTAATTTTTGAACTATTTCTGGTTGACTTCTAATACGTGCCGAAGGAGTTGCTACACAATCACAACCTAGGTACTCATAATCATCTTGAATATTTCCCATACTATCTTCAGAACCAACTCCTCTGATACTAACAGGTATTGATATCCCAGCTTCTATTAAAGCTTTAAGTTGTTGACCGTAATAAGTATTCAGTATTTCCCAAGTATTCCAAAGTTCATTACCTTCTATCCAAGCAGCAGTAACAATATGAGAAGCATCCGTAGGGGTCACATGTTCTGTCTCAGGGTGCTCATTTGATCTACTTAAAGATGATCTAGATTCGAACCAAGGTTTTGCTTTTCTAATAGCATTTTCCATAATCATGGTGGAATAAGTTCTATTATTTTCATTTCTGGTGTTTAAGTAAGTAACAGGTAAATTAACTGTAAGTAAACCAAATTTACTAGCATTTTCATTTCTAGAAATAGCTTCTGTTATTTTTTCCTTATTGTCTAGATATGTAATATTTTTAATTTTATCTGGAGGAACCGAGAAACCTATAGTTTCTATTAGTAGTTTTCTAGTATTCATAAATTTCCCAATACAAATTTTTAAATGTGTAATTTTACTTAAATTAAAATTTTATTATTTAGTTAAATAAAATATAAATAATTTTAAACTTTACTTCTTACATAAGATTACATATACATAAGATAATAAGTCTACCGAAATATTTTTTAAGTAAATGTAATTATCTAACAGTTTTAAATTTTCTGACTTTGCAAGAAGAGTATCAATATTCTCTTTACCTAATTTTATCCTAGTTCTTAATTCTGCAATATTCTTATAATCTTCATCTTGTAGCTTATAACCTTTAGCTTGAGATAAAAGTTCTAAGAACTTATTTCTTAGATGATCTCTCATTTCCTTTGTTGGAAATCTAAAAGATTCCACAAAAAGAGATTTACAGTAAATATTTAACATTGGATAACCTCTCTAGATAATCTTAAAGCATTGTATAAACTTTCTTGCATTTTACTTCCGTCTGAAAATTGGACTAAAGGTGAAATGAACTTTTTAATAGATTCCCCTACAGGAATTTCTTCGAAATTATCTTCTTCAAAATTCTCTTCATCTGGATTATTTAGAGCAGGTTTTCCAGAAAGATACTTTTTATCTTCCCCAGTAGTTTTAATTTCATCTTTAGCTTTAATTTCATTTTTTAAACCAAAAATTTCAGGTGGTAAATTTAATTCAGCACACATGTGATAAAGTTGTTTATCAGATATTTCTGCATTAGGATTTGCCAGTTTTCTCAAGTTCACATAATCAGTCATAATCTTAATAGCACGTTCCATGTCTTCATGAGAAGTCTCATTTACAGAACCAGGAGAACTTAAATACACTTTTACTCTAAGTTTATCTAAATCAGCACCTAAATAAAAGGCAATTAATTTTATGAGATTAACTAAGCAATTCTCATAATCTTTTATAACTGGAAGTAAACTTTTACCAAATTTTGCATCCTGCATCTTTAAAGCACTACCATAGACATGATCTGCATTATCAGAAATAAAATAACCTCTAGGTAACCTTGAGGAAGTTATAACTTGTTCACGAAAATACTCTACATCCTCAGTAGAAGAGACATCTAAACTATTCTCTATGTTTTTTACAGTAAATTTATCTGTAGTCCAGATGTATTCTGTCATTGATTGGTCAGCATTTCTAGTTTGTCTAGCACCCTCTCCCCCGAACATGATATTTTTCCAATTGGATTTCATCTGGGAAAGTTTTTGAGTAGAAGTAGCAGGATCACTATTACCTGTGTCTACAGAGATTACAAGTTTTTGACGTTTGGAGTCTCTACAAATTGCTAAAAGTTGTTCCATAACTAGTAATTGTTCATACTTCACACGCATTTTTTCAATTACAGGCATACCATAAGGGAAAGTTTCTCTACTTCTTAAAGCAAAAACAACAAATTCCCAAGGATTATAATCTCTCTCTATACCATTTACAGCTCCAGGATTTCCTACGAGTTGGAATAGCTGTCCATTAAAACCTCTCAACTCATAATTTCTAGGATGTATAAATCTCAAGGTTAAGTCTTCAGGTCTGTAAGGTTTAGATATTGTAGTTCCTCCAGATAAAATACCATAAGAATTTATTTCTGTTTGAGGAGGAACTTCTATACTATATGCTAAATCTCCATACTTTGCTAAAGTTCTTATATCTTCGTGAGCATTTCTTAAAATACCATTAGTAGCTAAAACTTTAGCTATTTTCTTTTGTAATATTTCATCATTAACATTAAATCTTACAGAATCTGAACCTGTAGCAGATACTCCTAAAGCTTCATCTGCATAAGTATCTAAAGTTAAAGAAACTTCAGAGCCACTTGCGTCCCACTTATTTTAAATTTTTACATTTTTTCAAATGTCTAGAATAATTACCGCCTGTAAGATTTCTTCCACAATTTTGGCAAGGAATTGTTTTTTCACCTAATTCCCAACCTTCATCTAAAAATTTTTGTAATTCAAAAGATTTAACTTTCTTAGATTTACTAAAATTTTTATGATTTATTGCTATTCTATCAATGCTTCCTTTAGAAAGTAAGTTTCTTGTATACTCACTAGGAATAACTCCTTTATTAGGTGAAATAGTTCCATACATTGGATTATTTTCACCAGAAACTTTACCTTTATTCCAACCATGACCATGATCCTTCTTATATTTTTTAGAAGGATTATTTTCACCAGAGAAAATTTTACTAAATTTTTCCCTTATAAGTTTAGAATTTGAGTTTTCTTTAGATAAAGGATTATTACTTCCTAATATACTTTCTGAAGTGGCACCAATACCTTTATTTTTAATATTATAGCTCATTGGATCATTAGCTGCATCCAATACTTCTAATATTAACTCTTCAAGTTCATAAGCATCTTCAGTTGTGCAAAGAATTTCTTTTTTAAAATTTTCTTTACCATACTTCTTTAAAGCTTGTTTAAAAATTTTACCAGATCCTAAATAGGGATCTAATTTTGCTTCTTTCATAGTTTTAAATTTTCTGCTACTTCCTAAATACCATTTATTATTTAGAATATTAGTAGTTTTGTAAAGATAACCAGATCTCATAAATTCCTAGAATTTAAAATAATTTTTGTTAAATTAAGTTCGTTAAGCTTAATAATTAATTTAATAATTTCTTATAGTTTCCTATAAGGTCAGACTATATCTTCATTTAACAATTATTAATTGTTAAAGTTACACATTTCCTTCTTACTTAAGAAGTACTCCTTTACAGGATAGTCGTTGAACGTTCAACCTATTTCTAGGAGGCTTCGCTGCTGATTGCCCAATCTAATTAATTTTCAAACATTCAAGCTTATCTTTACAGATTACTTTGTAGTTTAATTAGCTCTAAGGGTATTCC